CGTAAAACCATTTTATGAAGGTAAAATAACTGCGCAACCTGGCACCGATTATCTAGGCAATCAAGATATAAAGAACTCTTCTAAATATTGGTCAAATGATTGGAAATTTGTAAATGATGGGTTGAATGAAACCGGCACGGAAGCCAAATCAACTATACCGCAAATTAACACGCTCAATTCAGCGTTCGAGAAAATCGGATTAACCGGGTCCGGTCTGACTGACGTATTATCCAACGTTAATCAGGCGTTATCCGATCACCATGCAAACATACAGGAGTCACAGGATTACCTGAAACAATACAACGATGCAGCCGGAGAGAATACCAAATATACACAGGACCAGGAACGGCAGACCAATTCCCTGATGAACTCGCTCGGAATGCTAGGAATTGCACAGAATATGTATAATCAGTATATGTCTGAGGGTGTTCTGGATGCAACCGAATCTGCACATGTTCAGGAAGCGTTGGCAGCAGCAACGAAAATGATGGGAGATGCAGGTATCACCGCTGAAGGCGGAATATCCGGGCTTCCCGGTGCATTACAGGCACTCGCATCAGCAGCACAGGCAGCCATGAGCCAGATACAGGCTGCTATAACTGCGCAGAATATGTATAATCAGTATATGTCTGATGGTGTTCTGGATGCAACCGAATCTGCACATGTTCAGGAAGCACTTGCAGCAGCAACGAAAATGATGGGAGATGCAGGTATCACCGCTGAAGGCGGAATATCCGGGCTCCCTGGAGCATTACAGGCACTCGCATCAGCAGCACAGGCGGCCATGAGTCAGATACAGGCTGCTATCAGTCAGGCACAATCAGCTGCAGGTGCGGCTGCACAGCAGGTAACAACCGGAGCAAATAAGGCGTATAATCAAATCAGCGATGTCAAAAATCAGAAAATCAATATCAACGTATCTGGGAACACGTTCCCGTCAGGGACGAAGCCGAATGATGTATTAAACCCATTAATCAGGAACTTGATTCAGGCATGATGTATTATCCAAAACAACCAGGGCCATTAACAGATTCGCAAAAGCGAGTCATTGTAGGTGAAGCGACCATACTCGCGGATGAATTGCTCGCATATGTAGAACTCCCTGATGCAGCCCGATTTAGCATGAAACGGTATCTTCTGTCTAACATCCCTGTTCGAGACGGTTATTTTGATTCGGGGATGTTTAAACAGATATTCAGCCAGGCACTAGATACCGGGCAATGCATCCCGTTTATGGCGAACAAAACCAGCCAGTCGGTTGATGTGGTTATTCGAGACAAAAACGGGAACGTCAAGCACCAGGAACAAAGCAAAATTGAGGTAATCCGAGATGGTAACAGTAACTAAAATAGGGCTATTACAAAAGCAGAAACAGGCGTTTGGACTGACAAACGCACCAATCCAGTATATTGGGCTGGATGGGGATGCATCAGCGGAATCGTCCGCACAACAGGCACCAGCACAGGAACTGACGACAAACGGGGCAGGTAGACTTGTGGCAACAAGGACTGACGTATCCACATCAAATGACGTGGCTATTCAGTTGGTAGCAAACTATGAATTCACCGGTGTAAATGCCATTAATGCCATATTCGTTGCATGGTCAGGGACTGCCGGGAATAATATGTATGCAAGGCACAAACTGACCTCCGTCCAGAATGTAGGTGCAGAAGATACTATGACTGTAACATTCATTGACCATGAGGCGGCTGCATAATGGCTCAACAGACAATGTATCCCGTGATGGACGGTTCACCGAAGGCACTTACAACCGGGGATGTCACCGCAGAGGATACCCAGGTGTATGTGGATCATCTTGAGTATTTCAATGATGCTCCAAACATTGCTAATTTTATTGCATCTGATACCACATGGGAGCGGGTTCCGTATTCTGCAAAATCAGCGCCGTCTGGTGCCGGATATCTCACGATTGCCAGATCTGGTACCGGGTGGGCGAGTTCCACCGGTTCTGCGCAATCATGGGCAACCGGAACTAAAATCAGGAACGTATTAACCGGGTTGCATATCAACCGGATGGTCAATAACATCACCGACCATGAAAGCAGGTTATCGGTTGCAGAAACGAAATTGCCCTCATCAGGGACAGACAATGCAATTGTCAGGCAGGATGGAACGACTGGAGCAACTCAGTCATCATTAGTGACAATAGATGATGCAGGGTCAATAAACATCCCAACGGGTCAGACGTTTAAGATCAACGGGACCGCTCATACGCACACCGCTGCACAAATCGCAAGCGGAACGCTGGATAAAGCTAGATGCCCTCAGGCAGTAAAGCGTTCAGTAATCCTGTTAGGTTCAACCGCCGAAGTGCCGGCATCAAGTGGTGGAGAAGCAGATACCGTAACGGCTGCATCGAACGGTCAGATTATTGCCGGGACAAAGTTTGCGGCAGGGGCTTCTGATTTATATGCACAGTGGCGGTTCAGACTCCCGAATAATTACGCGCCCGCTGGCGGATTCAAATACAAAGTAGGGTTCATCCTGAAAGCAGCAGCAGCCGCAAGCACAAACGTCATTTTCGGATTACAGGCGCTTATAGTCGGGCATGGTGGGGGTATTGATTCGTCATGGGGAACGGCGGTTGAAATTACAACCGATGTGTCGTCAATAGGTGCAAACATACTGCAAATCACAGCCGAATCAGCAACGGCAGTATTCCCTGCAATAGTTCCATCAGGCTATACCGTAGTAGGCGGGGAAGAGGTTATCTTCCGTATTTACCGAAAAGGAAGCGATACGTGCGCAGCCGATGTGCTTTTGACTGACGTATACATGACCTATACAACTGACAATTACGAGGATGCATAAAATGACGTGGCCGACAGAAATACAGACGAAATACGATGAAGAACTGAATTCAGTGGTTTTTCCGCTTGTTACAACAACTCATCCAGGATATCAGATTCGACCAACCGATGCAATTCAGGAGAAGAACGAGGAATTAAATCAGGCTCTTGCAACTCCAACAGGGAATAAAACCGAATGGTTGGCAGCGGTTGAAACCTTACGCTCTGAATTATCCGCTCTTATCGAACAGGATAATCAGGTTGTTGTTGATAACCACGAAGCGGATATTAATTACAGAACTGCGCTTGATGCGGAAATCGTAGCATTAAAACAGGTCTCTGATAACAAATGGAACGCTGCACGAACGGTCCGGAATTGGTTATTATCCCTCTGTGATTGGACTCAATTATCAGATGCACCTCTCTCTGAAGAGCAAAAAGCAGGATGGCAGACATACAGACAGGCATTGCGGGACCTGCCTGAAACGTTTGAAACGGTTGAATCTATCGAATGGCCGATAATACCGGAGTGATACTATGACGGTGACAGTAACCGGACCATATACCGTTTCCGGGTATGATGGATATACATTTTACAAATTCACCGGCGCTGGTTCAATTAATTGGACCGTACCTTCGGATTGTATGGCTGTTGATGTTACCGTGGTTGGTGGAGGGGGCGCCCCGGATTCAAGAGCCGGAAGCGGTAGCGGTTATATGGTTTCGCGGTTTGACCAGTCGGTATCCGGAGAGGTAACGATAATTGTTGATGGAGGGGCAACAGCATCACTAAATGCTCCTGTTAATGGCGGAAGTTCTTCGTTTGGTTCAATTTCGGCGGATGGTGGTTCAGGAGGTGATGATTGGAACGGTGGCGATGGTGGTTCAGGAGGTGGGGATTGGGGTTGCAAAGGGGGTAGTAATGGCAGCAATGGTCTCGGCGCGGGTGGAGGTATAGGCCAGGGAACTGGATCAACCACCAATAACCCAGCACCGTGTAGCGGAACCACAGGTATCGATGGAGTTTTAAGATGCGGTGGAGGTGGTGGCACAGATGGCGGAACTGGCCTCGGGGGTGCCGGCGGGGGCGGGAATGGTGCATCACCGGCCGGGACTTCTGGTACAAACGATTATGGCGGTGGTGGTGGTGGTCGATATAATTCGTCGAATTTAGGTGGAAATGGCGGTTCTGGTATCATAATCGTTCGGTATATCCCAACCGTAACAAAAAAGAAAGGTCAGCCGCACATCAATTCAGGCGGGGTATTAATCATATGAGATTGGATTTGGAGGCACTGGATTCATCCCCGTTTGACACAATAGTATTTTCAGAGTTCACTGGGCTAAAGTGGTATCAATGCGCAAATTGGGAATTTGGGGAATCACACGGAGGATCTATTTCTGCAACGGCAATCACAGGTGGAGAAGATGCCGTGTTCCCTCGTGTAACTCGCACTGAAAATACGAACGGGGTTAAAAGATACCGTAAAATCTTTGGGAAAAATGTAGGATATGAGAATTGGGCTGAATTTTATGTCGATATCATTCAGAATGCAAATTCCAGTTTTAGCCGAGACCATACGGCTATAGCGGCCGGGACGGCAGATGATGATATGAGCACAAAACCAGCAGATTTATCGTTTTCTACTTTGCGAGCAGGTCCGTTTTCCTGTGATGTCGGGGGGGTCTTTGCAGTCTGGATACGGCAGGAACTGTATGCAGGTGGAGTAAACCCAAAACGGGGCCAGGATATTACAGTTTCAATTCAGGTTATTGAGGAATAAATATGGCAGTTCTGGATTTTTCGTATGATATTGCTGGACACGATGACTGGATTATTGATGCATATTCTGAAACGGATTTAGTTCCAACTATCGAATCACATATCTATACTAAAAATTCAGGGCCATTAACATTTAGTTATGGAATTGCAGGGCATCAGAACGAGCAATTCCAAACGTTTACTGCGACATCTACAGAAGCGGGGAACAAACGCAGAATTAAAGCCCGGTTCGAGTTATCATCTCTGACTAGCAGTTCTTTAAAACGAGTTTGGAACATCCGCAAATCGTTCTCATCATCGTCCGTAACATGGTTAGATGCAACTACGACTCTGAATTTAGGGTATGCTGACGATGTATATTTCGGGTCGGTAAAACTCCCACATGCACAGTATGATGATGTGGATCGATTGACGTTTCCATTCAGAGAAAAAATCCTGTATGGTGGATATCGTTCAATACGGTCTGCAAATGTTAGAGGGTTCACCGGGACGTTTAAGGCGGCTACAAAGGATTGGAACGATATACAGGCATTATTAGATCTGATAGGCACGCCAAAAACGCTTCGCATATGGGGTAAACCATATCGGAACTGCTATTTAAAACCAGATATAGAGATTGAAACCGTTAAGAAGGGTTTGAATAGATGGTATTATAAGGTTACTTTTGTTCAGGACTCTGCAATCGTGGGAATATCATCATGAGGCGGAATCTATTCGATTTTAAATGCGAAGAACTGACGATATCACGCAGCATTACAGATACAAAGTGGTCGTTTGAAATTACCATCGACAAGGATTATCCTCATCCAGATTTGTGGGAACCATTACATGCCGTGAAAGAGGTCGATGGAATACAACATTGCCTTTTTATCGGGTTTCCAACCAGTAAACGGAAAGTCGCCCGCGATGGTGATGAATTCGTGCAGGTATCAGGGTGTTCATACGGCTGGTATCTGAATAACCGACCATTAAGACCTGCTGAACGATTGCTTAAAACCACGGTGTCGGGTTCTGATATCACCGTTGAAGACCCGATAACCTATGTAGAGCGGTTAATTTTTGGGTCAAATGTTGTGTCTGATTACTCAAACCCGTGCGGGCTGATTAAAGGGAATTGGGATACATCGACAAACAATTGGGGCACATCAACCCTTCCGGGTGTGCAATTCGAGGCAAACGAATCGGCCACAATCCAGACGGTATTAGATGACATATCAGATTATGCCAACCTGATACATTATGATTACTGGAAAAAGATAGGTCCGGACTGGCAGGCGGTTTCATACCTCGTAAACGAATCAAACCTCGATACAAATATGGATTTGCCGCCCCCTCTGACTATTACATCGTCAGATGAGCAGATTGATGCCCGCACTCATAATATGCTTGAAGATATTCAGTTTACGAGCGAAGGGGAAAAGTGGAAGAACCGAATAATCGTCGATGCTAAGATTCAGGGGGCCGATACATATTATACTGCGATGTTGCCTGAAACCTGGGATATTGCAGAAAACGGGCTTGAACGGATTTACCAATGTTGTGAAGAGTTGCCACCTAAAACAAAAGCAGCAGACGCGACAAATTGGGCGAAGAACAGGGCGGCGGCATTGTATTCTCTCCTATGCACTCCAACAACAACGTTTGAGGTGCCGTTTTGGTATAAGTACGATCTGAAATTATTCCAGAAGATACAGTTTTTCGGATTTGCTAACATCTCTGATGAGGTAATGAGGATATCAGAACTATCATATCGATTCAGCGATGCAGACGGCGATATGTTATCTGTCAGATGTTCATTGGACCGGGAATGGTCATCTGCAAGAAAACTGGCATTTATCACAAAGATGGATCACATGGCATTCACCGAATCCATTAACAAAATCATCGACAAACGCATTCAGACTACGTTTTTAGCGACTATTACTGATGTGACTGACGGTGCAGCAATTTATCAATCCGTTGCAGGGAGGGCCGGGTATGCAGCGACACCGAATCAATGAGGTATCATGGTCAGAATAGGGGAACGTGCTGTAGTTTCGTCTTTATCCGGTATGTGCCCGTTTGCTATGGACGTAAAAGCACCATCATCAAATAGCAAGGCGTTTGTAATTCCAACGGCTGATAATGGCAGAGTGGCGGTAAAAGCGTTGAATGTGTATGAGCAGGATGTTGGATTGGTAATCCCCCTGCCATGCGGTTCTAAAGCGTTTTTACCGTCAGAACCACCGGATTATTTCGCAAACACGCCGCTGAACGAATCCGGCGGGGGATTGGGGTGTGGCTGTTCACAGGGAGCACCGGAAACAAACGGATGGGTATGTGCGCCAACGTGCGGATTCCGGGCGGAATTAGGTATTTGCAAGATCTCACTCGGATATATGCAGAACATTTATGATCCGAATTTTTGTTCTCATGTGACAGGCCGGAATTACTGGTATGGAAATGAGTATATCAAAGAGTGGACGTTAGATTATGGATGTCCGATGAATTCCAAGTTGTGCCCGAAATACTATCTTGGTTGGTATAACAATAAACATAATTATTGTCCAAGCTCAAGAACGGGTGTTATGGCAACCGTCAAAATGGATGAGTATGGGAACATTGTTTATGATACAAGAGCAGGAGCATGCCCGGCACCAAATTATCTGGTAGTTATCGGGGAAACAAGGCGAAAAGCGTATGCATGTGTCAGGCGTCAGGCATGCCCATATTACAACGGTGGAAGAGGTACAAAGATGTGTTCATATGGTCCATCGTCCCCCCCTCCATTTCAGCCCGGCGGGAAACCACCTGCAAACATTTGTCAGAACCCCGGGGGATTATCGTTCACCGGATGGGAAGTTCCGGGCGGCGAAAACTCGAATGAAATCAGGTGTGCATTTAGCAAAGCTACCGAAGGCCATGCAGGGAGCATACAAACATCGTCCGGGTTCGGAGACGAACAGATCCGGTGTCAGTTCAGTGTATTTTGAGGTAATTATGGCAACATATAATTTTAACACTCGACACGCAGTCAGCCCCCAGAATCCGAATGGGTTCGGGAAAGCCGGGACAAATGCCACTGCACGAATAACCGTGTCAATTCCTGGGTATTATTCGATGGATTATACCCGGATTCCGACATCATATACGGCACAGGGAACCGCACGTGCACGAACTGTAGGGAGATACTGATGGTTTGTGCAATAGAGTTTGATGGGTGCCTCGGAGATGGAACCGGGCCAGTGTGCCCGTATGTGTGGAAGTTTTCACCAACCGGGAAATATAACTGCGCATATTTGAGAAAAGAACTGACTGAAATGCCAGACCTGGACTGTCCGTTTAAGAGGGTATAATGGAGTCCGGCGGGTTCGTTCTGAAAACCATCCTGAATGAAGGCTCACCATCAAAACCACGGGGCGAGATAGTTTTTGACCGGCAGATGGCAAAGAATGACTTTGTTGTCATCGACTCATCAGCCCTGAATACCTATGCAGCCACAAAGGGAATGCCAGTCGGTCAGCGGATTACGTCTCTGACCGGTCAGCAGGTCGTGGGTAAGATCCTGACGGTGCCCGTATTTGAGTCCCTGAACTATGACTCATATATCGTGTCATGGGGGGAACAACTTGAGACGGAACATTACCGGACGGCTGATGTCATCTGGTATGGGATGAACTCAGTTGTCGTTGCTCATCTTCAGTCCGGGTCAATCACTCCGGGCAATACATCTCTGGTGACAGACAGCATCGAGACAGATAAGCGGGTGGATGGAAAACTTGCATTGCGACCAGGTGACGATGGGGATCTCATCTCGTTTCATGCAGGCGCAGCCGGGGATGATATCAGGATAGGTATCATGGGTCGGGTCAATGTTCAGATGTTCTCATAGACGGCCGGTATTACCGTATCTTTTTTTAGTTGGTATAAAATACATCTTTTTCACATTGTAATAGCGATGAAATATGAAAACCTAAAGAAATGATGTAAAATATATATAATAGTATAAATAATACTGTGATATTATGAAGAACGAGTATCATCTGTCCCCTTTTGGATGGATGATTAAAAAATTAATTTTTATTCAGATGATACCGTGACAGGGTAGCCCCCCGCTGACCTTGGTATTTGCTGGACTTCCGATCCCCATACGGAACCCGGCACATATACGTTCGATGAAATACTACCTGAGCAATAGGCATTCCTGGCATGATGACAATAGGCCGGGATAGGTTGTTCTGAATCTCAAGAGTGATAGTTCCTTCAAACCCGGCATCTATCCACCCACCTGTCTTATGGACTTCAAGGAACAACCGGGATAAAGATGACTTCCCTTCTATAGCTGCAACAACACCACGGTTTAGCCGGATATACTCAACTGTCTCTCCAAGAATACACCCCCCTGGATGAAGGATGAATGCTTCCTCAGTCTGAAACGGTATTCCATAGGATTCAACCGCATCCTTATCGAACGGGTTTAATGGTTCATCGGTTTCGGGAAACCGAACAAAGGAATTACCAAGGCAGACGTCATAGGAATTTGGGTTTATCCGGTCAGTTGAATAGGGAGATATTGATATCTCTCCGTTATTGACTGCATCCGCAATCTGCCAGTCCACGAGAATCATTTCTGGATATACACCTTATTCGGGCAACCCATAACTTCTTCATCCCATTCTGGTTCTATCCAGTCCTGCCGGCCATCTGGATTGATAGGTGTCAGGAACCGGTTGCACGTATCACGGATAGGGCACATGTGGCCC